GTTTTTTTATGCGCTTTCCCAAAACCTAGTTCGGAGCCCAACCCATGATCGAACTTTACACGTCCTGTTTTTCTCGCATCCGCACGCTGCCGCCCTCGATCGAGCCCGTATCGATTGCCCGCTGGCCAGCCCGCAACTTTCGCGGCAGACGCATCTACACCGTCGCGCCGCCGCCGCTGGCCATGAAAGCCAAAACGCACGAGGAGTACGATGCACTTTACTTTCCGATCTTCCATTCGCTCGACCCGCACGCATTCCTCACCGAGCTGACCGCGGGCCTGGCACCAGGATGCGAAGCGATCGCCATGCTCTGCTTCTGCGAGCCATTGGACTACTGCCATCGTCGCTACGTCGCCGAGTGGCTGGAGCAAAACATCGACGGCTTGATCATCCCGGAGTACGGCTTCGAGCGCGAGCAATGCGAGACATTCACCGAATGGACCTAGCGCGCACCTTGCGCAGATCGTTGACGGATTTTCAAGTCCGCATCGATAATCATCGCCGTTGAATGCAGATACCAAGCTGCGAGTCAAGCAATGGCAAAGAAACGTCGTAAGAGCGAACCGAGCGTGGCTTACAAAGCCGGCCGCGCCGTTCGCAAGGTCATTGACACTGTGAAAGGAGTCAACGTGGCGAAGAAGAAAGCGAAGCCGAAGGCCGCTCCCAAAAAGAAGCCGGCCGCACCGAAGAAGAAGGCCGCCAAGAAAAAGGCAGCCGCACCGAAGAAGGCCGCGCCGAAGAAAAAGGCCGCGCCGAAGAAAAAGTCCGGCGGCAAGAAGTCCGGCGGCAAGGGTGGCCGCATGGCCAATCTCGTCAAGCGTCACGGCAAGCGAAAGCTGTCCTCGCTGATCAAGTCTGGCCGCATCAACGCCAAGACCGGCGCCGGGCAGTAAGCCTCTCGCGTCCGTCTCTTCAACTCGACTGTTTCGCCAGGATCGCATCTAACTCATGCGATCCTGGCTGCTCTTTTTTTGTGCGCGTTCGGGGCTTCACCGATGGCTGTCGTATTCGACCAGACCATTAAGCGTCTGGTCCGTCTCGCCAAAGAGCACGACTCGATCCTCGTCAGCTACTCCGGCGGCAAGGATTCGCTGTGCGTGATGGACCTGTGCTGCTCTCTCTTCGCGCGCGTTGAAGCGTTTCACATGTTTTTCGTGCCGGGCCTGGCCCACGTCGAAGAACGCCTGGAGTACGCTCGCCAGCGATGGAAAATCGACATCCGCCAGTATCCGCACTGGGGCATGCTGCAATGCCTCAAGCACGGCACCTACCGCTTCCCGGACCCCGCGTTCGCCTCGATGCCCGACCTGAATGTCCATGACATCGAGCGGCTGGCCCTCTCTGACGCCAAATGCTCGATCGTGGCCCATGGTGGCAAGATGTCCGATTCGCTCTGGCGTCGCCGGACGATGAAAGCGCTCTCGAAGTCTCACCAGGAACGCATCTATCCGATCGAGAAATGGAACAAGTGGCACGTTCTCGCCTATTTGCAATCCAAGAAAATCCCCGTCCCATCGTCGGACGGGGCAACTTCTGGCGGTCTGGGGTTGACGGTTTCGAGCGTACTGTGGCTATATGATTCCTTCCCGGAGGATTACGAGAAAATCCGGCTTGTCTATCCATTCGTTGAAGCAATTGTTAAGCGTCGTGATTGGTATGGAATTGGAACGCATGCAGCAGCAAAAGACCGTGCCCGTCCAGTACAGGCCGATTAAGCGGTTCCCTGGCTATAGGGCAGGCGATGATGGCTCTGTTTGGAGCTGCCGGAAAGTCAGGGGCAAAAAAGGTGGTGGCTGCGAATCTTATTTAAGTGATACGTGGCATCAGCTTCGTCCAATTAAAACATCAGGCGGGTACTACCGAGTCAGCCTGTGTCGCGATGGCAAGAAAATACTTTGTTTGGTTCATCGCCTTATTCTCGAAGCATTCGTTGGTCCGTGTCCGCCGGGTCAGGAGTGTCGTCATAAGGATGGCGATAAGTCCGACAATCGGTTAAGCGAAATCAAGTGGGGCACGCCAATGGAGAATTATCGAGATCGAATCAGGCATAACACTCAGACTCGACACAACAAGGGCGAACTAAACGGCAGCGCCATTCTGACCACAGCTAAGGCGAGTGAGATTCGCCGCAAATATGCCGTTGGCGACATGAGTTACGCAATGCTCGGCCGTGAGTTTGGTGTCAGTGCTGCAACGATCGCCAACGTAATCAGAGGCAGAACATGGAACTAACTGACGAGACGAAGGCCAGGAAGCCCCGCAAGGCGAAGCAGCAGCCGCCTCAGCCGCCCAGTGAGGCCGGAGAGCCAGTCGTTGGCACCGGGGAGCCCGCAGAAGCCCCACAGCCATCACACGACGATCACACAGGCAGCCCACAGGCCGAGCCCGCAGAAGCCGCCGGCGACCCCTCTCCCTCTGAAACACCCTCTCCAGCCGCCGCGAAGTCCTCGCGCGCTAAAGACACTGCGCCCGCCGCGCTGACCGAGCTGGAGAAATTCACGTTCGAGGTCAAGCACCGGCGCGATCTCAAGCCGCACCCGAAAAACCCGAAAACCATCACGTCCAAGGCCCGCAAGAAGCTCCAATCGACGATCAAGCGCGTCGGCCTGATCGAGCCGATCGTCTGGAACAAACGCAACGGCTATCTCGTCGGCGGCCACCAGCGTCTCTCGATCATGGATTCGCACCACAAGGGGACCAACTACCGGCTGCACGTCGCCGTGGTCGACATGGACGAAAAAACTCACCTGGAAACCATGACCGCACTTTCCAACGCGCTCATGCAAGGCGAGTACGATCAAGACAAACTGAAATCTCTCTTCGCCGATGACAAGATCGGCATCGAGGAAGCGGGCTTTGACCTGGGCGAATACTACCGCCTCTTTGGCGACGAAGGATTCGAGGATCGCGCGCCTGACTTAGAGGACTTGGCCGAGAGAATCCGCGAGGCGACCGACCGCACCCAGAAGCAAGTCTCTTCCACCGGGGACCGCGACGATCCAGGCTTCTATGCCGTGCTCGTTTTCAAAGATCGCATTCAACGCGATGCCTTTGCCTGCGCGCTGGACCAAGGGACCGAGCAGGACCGCACGATCATCGACGGCCGCGGCGTGTTCGATTCGCTCTGCGCCATGCGCGTCATCCAGGCCGACCCGAAAAAGGCCGAAGAGCAACCCTATTCATCGATCCCTTGCTGCGATCGCTGCGGCGGCGCCCATGGTTACATTCCGATTCGCGAAATGACCGTGCCGACCGACACGCACAATTTCTGGGCTCTCTGCCCGGAAACGGGCGACCCGGTGTTCCTGTACTTTGACCCCGACGAAACAGAAGACGAAAACGATGGCGAAGACGAAGAAGAATAACCCCCGCGCGCGCTTCACCGACCCCGATGGCCGCGGCACGGACGACTATCTCTACTCGAATTTTGAAATCATCACCACGCCCAACGCTGGCCGTTCTGTGATCGCCCTGCGCGATTTTCTCCCGGACGAGCTGGTCATGCGAATCTACGGCCGGCTGATTCCAGACACCAAGCGATCGCCCTATGGCTCGCATTACTGCATGGAACTGGACGATCATCGCATGATCCTGGAGCCCTACATGCCGGGGGGCCTGGTCAACCACTCCTGCTCGCCGAACTGCATCCAGAACACCAATCCCAACATCCCACACTGTTGGGAGTTGCGCGCTCTGTGCTTCATCGCTACCGGGCAGGAATTGTGCTACGACTACGGCTGGCCGTTTCAAGGGGAGTTCCCGAAATGTCACTGTGGCTCGTATAACTGCCGGGGCTACATTGTGTCCGAAGAGGACTTGCCGAAGTTGCTGGCCGCCAAGCGAAGGAAAAAGGCGAAGCGAAGATGATCGACTTGCTTTTGCGGATCAACACAAGACTCGGTGTGTTTGATCTGAATTCCGATCGTGGTCGCTGTGGTTTTTTCTACGCACTAGGAATTGCAGTCGGTATCGCGGTTGGCACGTTCATCGTGTCGCCGTTTTTGATCTGCATGTTTATTTTGCAATCGAGGTCGCCGTGAAAAACTGGTGCGATCAATGTCGGAGCAGCGGCACCATGCCGGACCCATCGGCCCGCTGGTGGCAGTTCTGGCGTCGCGTGCCATGCAAGGTATGTGGTGGTGATGGAATCTCCAAGCCGCCTGGGTGGCCTGATCGCGAGGCAATGAAGTCACTCCGGCCGACTCCTTCGCCGCCGCCGCCGCCGATCAAGGTTTACCAGGGCAATGCGTGATGACCGAGCCGATCACCGACCCCCAGACTGGTCACAAGTATGTCACCACGAAGGACGGGAAGGTACGCACCCCCAAGTCCACGGCGAAGGATGTCAACGAGCGGGTGGCTGCTTGCGCGGACATGCTGGCGAGGCACTTTCATAAGCATCAGATCAAGGCGATGCTGAAGCAGAAATACGGCGTGGGTGGTCGTCAGGCCGAAACGTACATTTCTCGCGCGAGAGATTATTTGCTATCCCTCGCCGACGAAGGCCCGCGTGAGCTTGTCGCCAACGTGCTCGCCTCGCTGCGAACCGTGATCCGGCAATCCGACTCTGGTATGGAAGTGATTGCCGCCAACGCCGAGATTTGCAAGCTGTTCGGGCTCTACAAGCCAGTCAAGATCGCCCCGACCACGCCCGATGGAAGTCAACCGTACGCCCTCGCGGAGCGGGTGGCGCAATCACTCACAGATGAACAACTCCAATCGCTGTTCCTGTTGAAGCAACAGATCGACAAGGCGCAGCAGATTGAACACAAGCCGGAATGACTATGCGTTGTGCCAACTGCGGCGCCAGGTGCAGCCGCGACGAACTAAAGCAGTGCGATGATTGCCTCGAATTCATCTGCGAGGCATGCTGCGCGGAGTTTCCGCATCACGATCCGCCGCACAATCGCTGCGGGGATTGCTACGAGCGGCTGGGGCCAAGGGAGTTAAGCAAGCGCAAGCACAAGCAATGCCGCTAACGAGTCGCCTGCTCCGTGGAGTCGCTGACACCAGGCTTGAGCGATTTTCTCACGGACCTACCGATTGCCCTGGCCCACGGCGAATCAATCCGTTCGCCGGCAATTTGCCCGCACACCGAGCAGCGATAGGGCATCGTTGAATAGGCATTCAGCGCTGCGTGCAAAATCCAGAACGGCAGCCACAGTCCGCACATCAAGAGCGCCAGCCCTAGGTGTAGTACGTGCGGAACTTCGTAGGTGTCGCGGGTGTGCAGCGACACCTGTTGACACCGATAGCAATAACTCTGCTTCTGTTGGTGTGCCATTTCGTTCCCCTCCATTAAGTGCCGGAGCCACTGCATCGATTATACCTAACCCCGTTATCAGCAACGATTAAAAAATCTTGTTGACAGTTTTGATAACAGTCGGCCATATTCTGCCCTCGCGACGGCGGCGACCAGCCGCGTTCGGGCGATCAAGGACAAAGCTTCCCGCCGCCGTCGCTTTCCTCCGCGTCCTAGGGGGCCAGTAATATGGTCGATCTTCTCCTTGCTATCCGCCGCTACACGGCCTGGACCAACTCACCGAAGTACACTCGGCATGCCGCGATTTCCGGTAAATTCCGACAGGCCATTGGCGTTGAAATCGCCAAGCTCCAGAATCAGCCGTCGCTCTCAAAAGACCTGGCCGCCAAGCTCGCCGCGCTCCGCGAGCTGCTGCACGAATCGCTGACCGATGAGCCGGCGGCCGTCAAGCAGATCGCCGCGATCGCCGAGCAGTTCGTGCTCCAGTTGCCCGAATCGCTCCAGCGCAGGCTGGCCGAGCCGGAGCCGGAGCAATCCAATCTGCCCGCCGAGACTGGCGATTTCATTCCGACCGAGTTCAGCTCGCCGCCGGAAGCACGCAATCCCTATCCAGGGTCGCTGCCGCGCAGGAATCACGATGGCTGACAGCAACATTCGCACGTTCATGGCCATTCCTGTTCGCGGGCCGTGCGGCGGCATCTATCACGGAGGGTTCGAGGAAATCATGGACGACCAAGCCGTCACGAAGTTCGACACCGGAGCCGTTCGCGGCAGCAGCCCCAAGGCTCGCCTCGATCTGATCAGCCCTGTCGGCCTGCGTCGCGTCGGCAATGCCTGTGCGGAAGGGGCCGTGAAGTACCCGCCGCACAACTGGAAAAAGGGCATGCCCGCCAGCGTGTTGATCAACCACGCGCTGGAGCATATCGCCAGCTATCTGGAAGGGAAGACGGAAGAGGACGATCTGGGTCATGCGATTTGGAACCTGATGACGCTGTGCCACTTCGAGGAAAAAATGCCGCACCTGATCGACATCCCGGAGCGGCCGGAGTACGAGCACTACCTGAAAGCACAGTCGACTCAATGAACATCCTCATCGCCCTCATCGCCGTCGTCATCGGAATCCAGATCGGCCTGGCCATTCAGCGAACAGGCTTCGCGCTGTTCTGCTCGCGCTGGTGGGTTTGCTTCGACGGCCGGAGCAAAGAAGTCTGGATCGATCGCACGAACTGGGCCTTGCCGCCGCTGGCGATCGTGCTCGACAAGTCGATGAAAGTCGGTGTCATCGGGCCATACGGCTCGGCCGACAAGGCGAACGAGCAGTGTGATCGCATCTATCGCAACCAAGTGAAGTTCGCCCGGCGGAAACAGGCGGCGGCCTGACCCTTAACCCCTTTCCTCTTTCCTGAAACTCTAGGAGCACCCTCATGTCCAACGATCTACTGAAAGCCCGCCTTGTTTGGGACGGCGGCGACGAAGTGCGAATTCCGCCAGAGATGGGCGTGCCGCGCAGCGATCAAATGCAGGGGACGGCGGCTGAGCGGCTGAGCGAGTTGGCAGGGCGAGTATGTTACGACTCTCTGGGCAAGGGCAGGCCGAGCTTTAGCCGATCAGGAGAGTTCAATAGCGCGGAGATCGCATCGAAACTAGACGTGATTGCCGAGTATCGGGAGCTGGGGGTGCAGTTTGTTGGCGTCGAGCACAATGGCTGCATGACGTGCCATGCGTTCGGTCGAGCAGATTCCAATCCATCGGCATTTGTGAACATAAAGGATGGCCGCTATCACGACGCAGCAAACGGCGACAATCTGTCGCTGATCGAGTTCGCAATGAAGGCAGGCAAGTTCAGGAAATGGAGCGATGTCGCCGCCCATTTCGCACAAAAAGCCGGCGTGTCATGCAGCAGAGTTGAGGGCTACCACGACCACATCCTCGCCGTTGGCCACGGCAGCGTGTTGGAGCATTTCAATTTCACGATCGGCGTTCAGGGCTTCGATGCCGATTACGCTGCCTATCTGCTGATTAATCGTCCCGGCATTATCTTCCACAGCCACTGGCACAATGCCGATTTCAGAATAACCGTCAATCTTCGCGCGATACTCGAATGGCAATCCTTCGCCGACGAGTTCGGTAACCTTGACGACGAGTATCGAATTGATGCTCACAATGATCTTGGTCGTCTTCTCGCTGAGCTTGGCCATCAAGTTGCGCCACACATCATTAAGCGACCGGAGCAATCGTCGTCGACTTCGGCGATGATCATGCCGCCTGAAACTGACCACGAAAAGTGGATCTCCCTCTACCTCTCCGGCAGCCGCGGCTTCTCACACGAGCAAGTCCGACATGGCGACTTCACCGCGATCAGCCAGCGGAGTACGCGGTATGTGGATGAAGATGGTTCGCCGTGGGTCGAGCATCCACTGATCACGGCATACATCAACGATGTGCATGCCGAAGACACAGCTATCCCGAGCTGTGCGGATGAAACGATGAAGTCGGCACAGAACACTTACCGTCTGACCGTTCACGAGCTTGAGGCGTATCTGATCGACCGCAAGGTCGACAAGACTTCCGCCCGCAAGCAAGCCCGCGGCGCGGCACGCGGCTATCTCGGCAACGCACTGCAAACCGAAATGATCTTCTCCGCGTCCGTCAGTCAGTGGCGCAGGATGGTTCAACAGCGATGCTCCCGGCACGCCGATGCAGAGATACGGGAAGTCTATGTCCAGGTGGTTCGTGAGTTGCAAAAAAGCAGGTATGCAGACTCATTTCAGGACATCCGGTTAATCGACTCACCGGACGGCATCGGACAAGTGGCAGAGTTCGTGAAATGAAAATCATACGCTTGCCATCTGGCCATGAAGTGCTTGTTGATGATGCTGATTACGATTGGCTTGCCAGCCTTCCCTGGCGACTTGCGGTTCGCAACAAGACATCCTACGCCCAAATGCAAGTCGGACGAAAAGGCCGCAGGGTTTACATGCACCGCATGATCATGGGTGAGCCAGACTGCCTCGTGGATCATCGCAACCGCAATGGACTTGATAATCAGCGCCACAATCTTCGATTAGCTACACAGCCACAAAATCAGCACAATCGCGGGCCGGTTCTTGGAACGAGTTCGCGATTCAAGGGAGTGCGAAGACATTCGCAAAATAACTGCTGGGTGTCACATATCACGTTCAATAAAGTTCGCAAGCACCTAGGGACATTCGTAAGCGAAGAGGTTGCGGCACTGGCCTACGACCAAGCAGCCAGAGAGTTGGCTGGAGAATTTGCGAAACTAAACTTTCCAGACGTAATTGACTATTCAATCGTCGCAGTGTCACGAGGAAAGATAGGGCGGCGACCAAAAGCATCAACCATTTAGCTCCGTTTCCCCTCTCCGTCCGCAGCTCGTTTCTCGTTGCCACCGCGATTCGAGCTGCGGCGGGTGGGGTAGAGAGAGTGACGAAGGATCGTGACGAGCTGCGGGAGCGAATCAAGCAACTGGAATCCACCTTGAAGACATGACCGTATCTCGCACCGCCTCTGGCCAGGGGGATGGGACTTTCGGGTATAGCTCGAAAGTAGCGACGGATTGATCGACTTGGCCAACGACCAAACGCGAGTCGGAAAAACTGCTGACGAGTAGTCGCGTGACAGCTCGGAGAGACGGGCATATTTATTCCGCCAGGAGATAGCCAGTGGATTACGACATCGAACGAGCGAAGCAAGAGCAGGCCGAGATCCGCAAGGCGTTCCGGGAGATATTCCCGCTTGCTGCCGAGAGTGATCTGCCGTGGGCAGCCTCGCACATCAAGAACTTCCTGCGGGACCGCATCAAGCGCGAAGTTCAAGAGGGCGTGTTTCATTTTCAATCTGCCATTGTTCGCGTGCTTTGCGAAATCTCGCCACCGAAAACGCACGTCGTCGACATGGCCCGGATCGTCGTCGAGGCAGCTAGAGATGGTCGACGTTTTCAAGAGCAACTAGAGAGCGTCAAAAAAGAACGTGACGAGCTGCGTGACGCGCTGCGGGAGCGAATCAAACAACCCGAAAAGATTATTGAGGAAATCAAGAAAGACAAGCAATGAAAAACTATATCGAGCAGGCACTGACCACCGAGGCCCCTATCACGCCGGAGCTAGCCAATCGCCTTATTACCGATGCTCGCGCCGTACATGCGATCTTTGGACTCGCGACTGAAATCGGCGAACTGACCGACTCGTTCAAGCGCACGATCTTTTATGGCAAGCATGCCGACCGCACGAACATCGCCGAAGAGATTGGCGATGCGTTCTGGTATCTGGCCATCCTCTGCGATCACGTCGGCGTGAGCTTCGAGCAGTGCATGGTGGCCAACATCAACAAGCTCCGCGCTCGTTATCCGAATAAGTTCACAGAGCACGATGCAGTGAATCGCGACCTGGGGAATGAGCGGGCGGTACTGGAGCGGCATGTGCCTGACGATTTGCAAGCAACGGAACCGCGAGCGAGTTCCGTTGCGAACGGACGCTAACAGGAACAACAGGCATGAAGTCCACCGAGGCCATCAACGCATTTCGCTATGCCCTCTCCGGCAATCGCGATCAGTTAATCAGCGCAATTCGCTGCTTGGAAGCCAGCGAGCGCGCCGCACGCCGCCACTCGCTGGCCGATCGGATTCGCAAACTGCTGGAGCAGCACGCCGGCCCCACCAGCAGCCTGGTTGCCCTGCCGAACTGCTCCGATGGAGTCTGTGCCATCAATCCCACGCGCACGCTTGGCACACTGCTGCTGCCCGATGATGTGCGGCAGTCGCTGGAATTGCTCAAGCGCGAGCACGATCGCCGCGAAGTGCTCCTGGCCAATAATCTTCGCCCGCGAACCAAACTGCTGTTCCATGGTCCGCCGGGCAACGGCAAGACCGCCGCGGCCGAAGCACTGGCCAGCTTGCTTGGCGTGCCGCTGCTCTACGCCGAGCACAGCCAGATTGCCGATAGCCACTTCGGCACGTCGGCCAAGAATCTCGTGAAGGTGTTCAGCGACGCCGCACGCCAACCATGCGTGCTGTTCATCGACGAAATCGACGCCCTGGCCGAGTCGCGGGCCGCTGGCACCAGTGGGGCCGACAAAGAGGCTAATCGCATGGTAACGCAGCTATTGATGTCGCTCGACGCGATGCCGCCGACATGCACGTTCATCGCGGCGACCAATCGCCTTGATTGCCTCGATCCAGCGCTGTTTCGCCGCTTCGACACCAAATTGGAATTCCCGCCGCCGAGCGATAGGCAAGTCGCGATCTTCATCGACACGCTATGCAGGCGGCACCCGATACTCCGCGGCAGCTTGTCGGCACTTCGCTTTGACGAAAGCACGCCACGCCCAAGCTTCGCAGAAATCGAAACGATCCTACAGAACAAGGCCAGGGAGCTAATTGCCGCGGCATGACCACTGAACTAATTAGTATGGTTCGCGCTCGTTTGATCGCCACTGCCGTCAAGGAGCTGGAGCGCGACGGCCCGAAGATCATTCACTGCTTCCGCAAGCAGCACTGCCTATCGCTGGCCGACCTGGAGAAGCTAACCGGCATTAACCGGCCGAATCTCTCCGCGATGGAGAATGGCAAACGCAAGGTGACATTTGCTACGCTGGCCAAGCTAGCCGAAGTGGACAAGAGGCTGTCGAGGAAACGGAGCAAGTGCGAATGAACAGAAGCGTGGACGAGATCGTCAGGCAGGCTGCCGAGCGCATCAGCGAATTGCGAGGCTACCTGCCCAGCGGCGGCGAGTGGATGGTGCAAAGCCTGCTTGGTTTTCGCGGCGAGCCGAGGGTGCATGCCGTGCCGGATGTTGAGTCGGTCATCCGCGAGGCGATTGCGGAAGCGATCAATGAAATGCAGGCGAAGTTGCTGGCGGCCGAGCAAGAGCGAGACGAATGGAGGCATCGCGCTGTTGGCGAAACATGCCGAGTAATGAGCGACCCCGATTGCCGTTGCTCACTGTGCATCCGCGACCACGAAATCCAGCAACTACGGAATTTGTGCGGCTACGTAGAGCTTTATCTGGCCCATTACGACGATTGCGTCATCAAACGAGGAAAGCCGCAAGAGTGCAGTTGCGGCATGTGGGCCTTGCATCGCCGCCTTAATGACGCCGCCGCCAAAAATTCCCTTGACGGATTTGAAGCACCGGCGCCATCATGCGACGCCGATGCACTATCAACAGTGATCACTACGATCGATGTTGCGCGGGAGGGTGCCGGCTGACTCCGGCCAATAGCGGCCCGATGGATCGAGGCAAGCTGGTTGCGTTGCGTACCTGCCTTGTAAGCAAAGCAAAGTCCAGCCGCAGGAGTAGCCCAGAGCCCGCTGTGGCGTTGTAACGCGGGCCTGCTTGTCCTTTCGAGGCCGTTGCGGTCGGTTCGCCTGAGTCGGCCGCAACGGTGTTTTTAACGGGTGACGCATGAACAGAGATGAGAAGAATTTACTCGAAGCCCGGCTCAAGAGAGCCACGGAGATTGAAAGCCGCATCGAGTTCCTGAATGATGCGTTGGTAAGACTAGGTGGCAGTGTAAGTGTAGTTGCCTTCGATCTAGTGAAGGGCGAAGTGTGGTATGGCAATGACTCGAATGATCTGCAGAAATCGGATCTTGCGAAAGTGTGCTGGGCCAACCGCGAGCCCAGCCTTGTGCCGGAAGCACTGCGGCTATTCATCGAAATGTTGGAGTGTCGAATTGCCGCAGCACAGAAGGAATACGAGGAGCTTTAAAGAATCCTGAATCGCGGCCGGCGGCTTCTTTTCGCCTGGATACTTCGGTGAAGATGATCCAGTTCAGCCGGAGCCAGAAAAATCTGCTTGACGGTTTTGAAGCCCTGCCGCTAAATCTTGCCCATGCCACAAAGGAAGCCGCACAACCCGAACGTCACGCCGGCTGGCACGCTGACCGTGCTCCGCAAGATCGCCTACATGTCAGCCGTGTCCGATGGCCTGCCGGTCCCGGTCAAGCACCCGGAGCTTGGCAGGCCAGCGCTGGGCGAAGTCACCCGCTGGCTGCTGCGTCAGCGTTACGTCGAGTGCAAGCGGAAGGGTGATACCCTGCTGTTTAAGCTAACTCCCAGTGGCATTCAGGCCCTGCAATCCGCAGAACTAAGAGTCGACCGATACACCGAGCGGCAGCGTAAGTTGCGTGGGTGGTAGCCAATGATCAAGCAAATCGAAGGCCGCCGTCGCTTCGTCAAGGGGAATGAGTCTCAGGTTATTCTCGGCGTGGATGGCATCACTGGATCGACGCCACTGACGCGAGCCCGCTGCATTCAGATGCAGATCGACTTTCACAATGAGCGGATCATGGAATTAGAGAAAGAATTGAAGTCGGTGGGCCAGGCGTGCTCCGAAGAAATGACTCGCGAGCTGTGGCTGGAAACCAGCCTGGCCGAAATCTTCGGCGACATCGAGCTGCGGTTCGTGAACCGCATGGAAGAGGCCGGAGTGCTATACCTAAAGGATCTTCTTAAGCTCACTCGCGGGCAACTCATGTCGCTGTCGAACGTGGGCGAGAAGACGATAGCCAACGTGTTCAAGCGACTCGAAGAGATTGGGTTCTCAGCGAAGTCCAGCAAGCCGAGATAACATGTCCACCTGGCTCACACAGTTACTCGGATCGATCGGCAAGCCATTTCAATGGTGGGTTGTTATCGCCGCATGGGAGGCTGGACTGCTCGTTCGTCTCGGCAAAACCACGAAGCTACTATCGCCCGGAATCCACTTCCGCATCCCGTTTCTCGACCGCGTTTATTCACAGAGCGTTCGACTGCGAATAATGACGACGACCAACCAGACGATGGCCACGTCGGACGGCAAGGTCGTTACCGTATCGTTTGCGGTCCAGTTTGCGATCAGCGATCTCGTAAAGCTCTACCACGAAGTGGCGAACCCTGAGCATACGCTGTTGAATTTTGTGCTGGCGAAGTCGGCCAAGTATATCTCAGCTCATGCGTCGACCGACTTGAGGCCGGGCGACATCGAGGAGTCCATCAACAAGGAAATTAGCGAGCTAAACGCATGGGGGCTGAATCAACTCCAGGCGTTTGTCACCGGATTTGCTTTCGTGAGGACGTACCGACTGCTCTCTAACGACTACATGAATCTGTCGGGCCTCGATCTTGAACGCGAGAACACTGGCCTGAAATGAGCACCGTCAACTCGCCACCCGCTGAGATCAACCCAATAGCCCTGGAAGCGGCAGCGATCGAGTTTCTGAAACGCAAGTGCCGCGCTGGCGACCCGTTCCCGCTGATCGCCCATATCTGGCCGTCGCTGATCGTCACCGATCCAGCCGAAACAGGATTCTTCGAAGGCGAGCCCGGCAAGCCGCTCGACCCTTGCCTGTGCATCGACAACTGGCAGCGCGACATCATCCGATCTTTCTTCGACGACACGATCCGCGAGATTTTCATCAAAGGAAACACGAAGGCCGGCAAGGGCACGGCCGTCTCGATCGCCATCAATCTGTGGCTCTATGTTTGGGATGAATGCAAGATCATCCTCACGTCGACCAGCTACGAGCACTGCCAGAAAAACCTCTACGGCGAAGTGCTGATGTGGCGCAACACCGCAGCCGTCGACTTGCCAGGCGACGCCCTCACTGATGAAATCAAGTGCCACGAAACTCGCTACCTTGTCGTCCGCAACCCGTCGAGCGGCGAAGGCTTTTCAGGGCAACATGGGCCGCGTACTCTATTCGTGTTCGACGAGTCCTCGAACTGCCGCGGGCTGCTCTACGAGAACGCCCAGAAGCAGTTCCGCAAGATTGTGGCGCTGTCTAATCCTCGCACGCTCTCTGGCTGGTTTTACAAGGGGTACGATCCATGTGTCGACCGGGATGTCACGCAGACAGTCGAGGGTGCGTTCGGTCTGAGGCGATGCGTCACTGTCGGCGGCCTCGACTGCTCCAATGTCAAGCGATCGCGACTCGAAACGCCTGTTGCGCCACCGAACGGCATCACGATCAAAGACCGCGTATTTCAGCCAAATGAACGCATCCCGGATGAATACTATGTTCACGTCCGGCCGCTGATCCCCAACCAATGCGATCTGGCTCGCTTCCAGGGCATCAGTCGCCATCTGGATCAGCGACACGTTGACATCTTCGCTCATGGCAAGTTTCCAACCGAAGACATCGAGAAGCAAGTCATCCTGGCCTCGTGGCTGCGGCGGCACCAGCAAGCGTGGAACTACGAGGCGATCGAGATCGAATGTTTCGCGGTCGACGTGGCCCGCTCGCTCTCCGGCGACAACACCGTCCTGGCCGTTGGCGGTTTACTGGGGCTCAAGGCGCTGCACACCTGGCAGAAGACGAGCACCACGGAGCATGCTGCGTACATCGTCCATCTGGTCAGCGAGACGTATGGCATCGACCTGACTAAGCACTGCCATCCCGTCGTGGTTGATACAGTCGGGCTGGGCGCCGGCACCGCCGACAAGCTCAAGGACATGGGCGTCTGGGTGATCGAGTTCATGGGCGGCGCGGCACCAAGCATGGAGCTGCGGGCCTATTACGGCAACCTGCGAGCCGAGTCCTATGGCACGCTCGGCCGCCGGCTCAACCCGGATGACCAGTGGGGCGATACCGCCTGGATGCTGCCCGATGACGATGAGCTGGCCCAGGAATTATGTGCCCCGGAAAAGGTCTATTCCAGTAGCGGCGACAGCCTGCGATTCCTGCTGACGCCAAAGGACCGTCATCCTGGTATGGCCGAGGACGCGCCGACTGTCCGCGAAAAGCTCGGTCGCTCGCCTGACAAGGGCGACGCCACGGTCATGCTGTTCCATGCCGTCCGCGAGCTGCATTCGCTCAATAGCCAGTTCGCCATGTACTCTGGCCCGCTCGTGTCGTGGCCGCCAGCGCCGGAGCACATCCAGCGACAGCGCGAGCGCGAAGGACAGCTTGACGAAAACGAAAATGACCTTGTAGCGTACCTGGAGCGAAACTACGGCCGCCGTTCCAGTGGAGGCAGCGATGTAAGGTCAATCATTAGCGACGAGAGTTGGTGATCTATGTTGACGGAGAATGAAATCCACCTGATCCAGATGCTCGGCGACGCCTACTCTTGTTTTGTCAGTCTTGGCGACCACCATCCAGATGAGTGTAGTGAGTTCGCAACAAAGATACATGACCTGCAAAGACATGTCATGGCGCGAAGTGCCGAGAGAGAATACCCTACCATCTTTGGCAAATGGACATGACCCCGGAAGAACGACAGGAACGCGACTACTGCCGCAGCTTGCTTTTGGCCTGCCCGACGCCGCGCGATCGGTTGCCGTACACGCCGGAGTTCGATGAGCTGCTTGGCCACTTCCGCCGCCGCTTTCCGAATCGCAAGATCACAGAGAATGAATTCTGGCGATTGCTCGCGTCGGCGGCCAAGCAAGGCTGGTTGGCTGGAAAGCGAGGCACAGCAACCACGATTGCGCATGATTCAAAGTACGAACGGCATGGCTTCTCAGTCACCGAACTAAAGCAATAGCCATGGGCGCAAAGCAACCAGAACCGCCGCCACCAGGCACGAAACCGGAGCCGCCGTTTTCGCCGCCGCCGCCCTCGCTTCGTACTTCCGAAGTAATGCGTATCGAGCTGGTGAACGCCCAAGTGTGCCGCATGAACTTACAGCCCGGCGATCGAGTGCTAGTTCGCGTCAGCTCGATGTTGACGAAAGAGCACCGCCAGGCGATTACTGATCAACTTCGCACTGCATGGGGCGATGACATTCGATTTGTGATCGCGGACCCGACGTTCGATTTCAGTATTATCAGTTCGGAGCAGAGATGAACAACGTTCGCCGATCTTTTTTTGGTCAGATTATTGGTGCGATCGCCGCCCTATTTGGATTGCCGGCGGCGTGCAGTGCTATATGCCAGACGCCACGTCGTAGCCTACTAAGAGCCGCTCAGCGAGAAAAACTGATGAACGCGATCGAAGACAACTATCGAGGTGGCAAGCTTCACAGCGATCCGATTATCCTTAGTGGCGGCCGGTTGCCATGGGAAATCTTATGCACGCTGGAAAACGGCAAGCAGTACGGTTATCGCTGGGTGGTCTGGGCCAAAACCCCAGAGGAAGCGATAGCAAAAGAGTATGTTCCGAAGATTCACGATCAGGTTGGCGACCGCCAGATTGCGTCAATTTCCGTTTCGCCAATGCACAATCTTCTTTGTAACTTGAATGGAGCGACTTGCGAGCGAACATGGCGAAAGATGATCGACCGAAAGTCGACAATTGACAAATGGGAAATCATCGCGCCGGAGACGCATCAATGGAACAGTGCTGCTGGAAAATGGGAAGTCATTTCAGTGGATCGCAGTGACACCGGGGGCTAAAAGGCATGTCACGCATGACATCCAAGTACAACCTGGGCTCAATGGATCGGTTCTACGATCACCATCGCAACGCGGTACTCTGTTCGTTCGCCACAGCACTGCACGACGGCCCTCGCCAGCGCTTCGAGTGGTTTATCTACTCCGATCAACGCTCGCCTGCTGGCATGATTCGCGGCAAGCCTGCCGGCAATCCGCCGCGCAATACACTGCGAGTCTGCCCGATCATGGCACTTTGTATCTGTCATACAGGTGAACTGTCGTGCAAAGACCCGATTGCGGCCGGCGAAGTGCTTGGCATCAGTGACATCCTGGAAGACCTGTTGTTTGCCATCGACGAGGAGCCCTATAGCGATTTGGGAATGTATATCCAGTCCGCTCTCGGCATGTGCAAACGATTCCTCAAGTGAGTTCCATGCTCTACTGGCTTAACCGCATTTTCCTGTTACCACTGCGCCGGCTCGGCGATCAGTCGCTGGTGTTCGAGAATCGCCGTCTGTCGCAAGAAGTAGGCCGGCTAGAGCACGAAATCAGCATGCATGAATTGTCGCTCAAACGATTCGCTGCGCTGCATGAAATGAACATGGAGTTCATTGAAGCCAATCGAGCTTGGTTCTCTCGGCAGTCAGCCGAGCTGACGCAAGGCATATCCCGCATGGAGCAGCCGCAAGCATGATCGAAATTATTCAGCCAGGGTCGCCAGTCTTAATTGGTGGCCACAGGAATCATCGCGAAAAGTCGGAATCAATTCCGGCAACTGTCATCGCCGTAATGATCGAGGAAAATCGGCATGTCACCTATAAATGCATCTGGTGGCAAGGTCGTGACCGCAAGGAATTGTGGCTCGAATCAATTGAAGTCGAGCGCATGCCTGAAACTCAGCAACAGAAGATCGGTTTTTCGCAATGACCGACACAGAACGCATCGCCGCATTTGAGGGCGTCGGCCGCCGCCTCTGGCCCTTCGTTCGATTCTTTGGCCTCTCAGGAGCCTGCCCGGAAGCGATCGAGGCGATGAACGACCTGGGGCAGCTCATTGGTGTCGAGACGACGCAGCACGTCGACGCGGGCGACCTGGAAAAAGAGGCTTACAACCGCGCGATCGATGCCGTCAAAGAACTGTACGAGAAGCAATTCTTCCGCAAGATGTTGCGGCGAGAGTCTGAGCAATTTTTGGCGACACTCGAAGAGAGCCTGAAAATCAAGTGACCGATCGCCGTATTCGTCGCATCAAATCCCGCCGCGCCAAGCGGTTTCGGCAGGAAGCCAAAGCCGCCATCTGGTACGAAAACCTAGGCAGAAAGCGCTATTGCCCAGTAGATTGTCTCCGCGTCGGAAAACGACCGTGGTAACTCTATGGAGGTTCGTCGTGCATTACAGAAACGGGCGTGAAGCGAAGAACGGCGACAAGATCATCCAGCTTGGCGGGTACGGCAGCGGTCCAGTTCAGATTGTGGCCGCAGGTGTGCTTTATGACGCCACTCCCGGCAGCGACCACTGCAACGGCAACATCGCGCCGATTCAGCAGGCCATCACTGGCGCGTGTCTGTGCGACTGCCTGCACATGGATGACGTGGCGGCGATGATCGCCGAAAAGGGTCTCGACAAGCGGCCGGAAGGCAAGTGATGTCCATCGGCAAGCCAATCGCTTGGACCTGGACCAGGGACGGCCAATACCGCCCTTGCGTGTGGGAGTTAAGTCGCGCCGACCGAATTGCGATTGGGCTCGAATCCCCTCGCAATGTCGGCGGGCGGTTGCAGCGAAAAAGCCGACTACGAAAGAAGCGAACTAAGTGGCTCGATAGCTGAGATCGCCACAGCGGAGAATGGAAGCTCGCCGATGAAGCTCGACATGATCCTCTCGGACGCGCGGCGGCGCACTGACGAGTACCGCACGCTGTCTCTTAAGGCCGCCAGCGCCAGCGCGTCCGCTCGATCCGGCGGCACGTTCTATTCGCAGCAGCACTCAAACGAGTTTGGCCGCCACCGCGAAACCGAGCATCACCGCGAGCAGTACAGGCACTTCCGCGGCTACGTCTACACCGCCATTCGTCCGATCGCCACACGCATCGCCCGCCAGGAATTCCGCGCTGGCACGATGCCGACCAGCCTGTCGCGGCAGACTGCCGGCCCGGAACGCACGAAGATGTTCCGCGAGCGCATGTATTGCATCCAGGCCGATCCGATTCTGCGCAAGACATTCCAGCGGGCGCCAGACTTCATCCGCAAGCAACTGGCCGAAGGAATGGAAGTTAATCACAACCATCCCATGCTGCGGGCGTTCGAGACGCCGAACGATCTGATGGAGCGATGGCACCTGTCATACTTCACCGCCGCCAGCGTGCAGCTCACCGGCAAGAGTTACTGGTATCTCGATGGCCCGGACGAAAATGGCGAAATGTCGATCTGGCCGTTCCCTGCCCACTGGGTTACTCCAGTCTTCGGCAGGCGCACCACGATCGAGCGATGGGATGTCACGCCGACCGGGCAGACAAAGCCGATTCCGATTCCCGCCGATGACATGTGCTATTTCTATCTGCCGGACCCGGAAGACCCGACCGGCGCTCTGTCGCCGCTGCAAGCCAATGCGTTTTCCGCCGTGCTTGGCGAGCACGTCCAGCGATCACAACTAGCCAGCTATCGCAATGGCCCCAAACCCGGCGTGGTCATCAAGGCTGGCCGCTTGCCTGGTCCCGATGGCCGCCCAATGGACCAGCGCCGCATTCTCAATCCGAAGCAGCGGCGGCAACTGATCGATGCCGTCAAGTACGCTTACGCTGGCGTCGAGCACCACGGCGAGCCGGCCATCATCGACGGGTTGATCGAGGACATCTATCCCTGGACCAACTCGCCAGCCGAAATGGACTACATCAACACCGACACACACCTGGGCAAGCGGATCGATCGCGGCTACGGCGTATCGCCGATTTCGTCCGGCGAAATGGAGGCCAGCAGCTACGCCTCGTCGGCACTGGCTGACAACACGCTCTGCGCCAACGTGGTCAATCCGCAGATCGTGATGATGAGCCAGGTGATGACTCGCCGCTTCCGCACCAAGTTTCCCAGCGACGGCGGCGACCTTTATGCCTGGATCGAAGAGTGCGAGCCGCACGATGCCGAAATGCACTTCGCCAAGATGCAATGGGCTGCACAGCTCGGCATCACCAGCGAGAACGACATCCGCGAATTCCTGAACATGGAGCCGTCGACCGACGAGCGGGCCAAGCAGCCGATGCGCGATGTCCAGGCCGAGCAGCAAGCCGCACAGGCTGAGCAGGCCCATGGCTTCAACATGGAACGTACCGAGCTTGTCATTGGGGCAAAGGAACAGCAGGCTAAGGCCGCCGCCAAGAAACCGCCCGTGAAGAAGCGGGTACCGAAGGGCAAGGGGGGCAAGGCGACATGAGCATGACGCTCGACCAGCTGCTTGGTAAAGCTGCCGCCAAGATCAGGGGAAACCTATGTCGCAAGCCGGCTGGGCGAACTGGTGGCGGCCAATTTACATCATGCGGCATCGGCGGCGCACCGCCAGCAACTGGCAGTAAACGCGAACTATTGAACAATGTACCAATTAGCCACTATTCATGGGCCGGTCCAGGAGAAAAGTCGCAGCCATTCCCGGACAAAGAGGGCTTTTCTTATGTCGAACAAGCGTACTCTCAAATTGTTGCTGATATGCCGGAGAAGATGGCCAGTGCGATCAGCAGCCAGTTGGTTTCGATCGTTGTGCATGAAACATCAGAGGACATGAGCAAGGCGGTCGGCCTGAAAGGCGCACGTGCTGCTTACGATTCGTATATGGGTCGGGTGCATATAACAACACAGGGGCCATCTAAATTTTTTGATAGACGCGATCAGATTGAATCGACCCTAGCGCACGAACTGTCGCATGCAGCAGACGTTATAAAAGCCGGGATGAGAAGCGGAGTGCAGATGCGTAGCGACAGTAGCGACTGGAAGGCGGCGTAGAAAAAGGAAGGCGAAAGGCTGTCTAAGTATGCAAAAACAAACCCAGCCGAAGGATTCGCTGAATTTGGACGAGCGGTGATTTTGGGTCTTGTCGACAAAAAAACATTCCCGTTGTCTTATGCCGCTTGGGAAAAATTCGGTCTACTATGATTCTCACTGAATTATTCAACGTGCCTGTAACCAAGGACGGCAAGTTCGGGGATGCGTGGATTCAGCGAAAGCGATCCAGAAAGAAATCGCTGGAATCGCTGCTCAATGAAGCCACAGACCTACTCACCAAAGCCAACGCCTGTCACTTGCCCGCAGGCCCGCGCGGCGGGCAGTTCTGCTCCGGCCGTGGCAGTGGTGGCAAGCGTGGGACTGCCGCTGCGAAACCTGCCGCCAAGGCGAAGCCGGCCGCCAAGGCGAAGCCGGCCGCCAAACCAAAGACCGCTGCGAAATCAGGGGCCTCGCGAGTTCCCGAACAAAAGCCGCTCACGTCGAAGGCCGAGCGGGCGAAGGCGACGTACAAGCCGTCGACAAAAGAGAAGCAGGCGTTCGCCGACAAAGTGGAAGCCATGATCGCTCGCAAGCTCGGCGCGAAGCGCACCGATGACAACAAGCCGATGGACAATACGATCAAGATCAACGGGAAGCTGCACGGCGTTGAAGTCAAAGCGATGGTCGACAATAAGAACGGCAAAGTGACAGTCCACCCGGAGAGCAACCAGCGCAAAAAAGAATGGGCTGGCGGCAAGAGGCCAACGCACCTGATCATCTATGATGGGCAAAAAGAATTCTCCGGCGGCAAGAACGCGCATCAGTATACTGGGCACAATCTGTATTACTGCCGGGGGACGGGTGCGTTTCGCGCGAAGGCCCAATACAAAGCCAAGAGCGTAGCCGAAATCAAAAAGCTCATGGCCCTGAGCGATTCCGAATTTGAAGCACTTAAGCGAAAGCAGCGCGGCAAATGAGTTACTACGCAATCATCGACGACCGGGTGGCCGACAAGATCGCCACGACGCGCGGCTATAGCGACCTGGGAAAGTGGATCGACACGCTCTCCGTCGAAGACCACGGCGAGCTGATCCATGTCCGCGAGCATGGCTGGTCGCAGCAAGTCATGTCGCTCATTCAGCAGCTTGGCAAGGCGCTGCGCGACGCGCCGCCAACGAACAACTCGGTTCTCACGACGGCGCGCGGGCTGCTCAAGACGATCCGCGATGCCAAGCCGACCGCCGACAGTGTACTCGTCATTTCCGACGGCGCAGACGGCGAACTGCCTGGCGATGACACCCCAAAGGATGATTGGTCGCAATACTGACATGCCCGCGGTTCACGGTCGGACCACACTCGAAGCGGCTATGGAAGCCGCAGCTTACAAGGCCCTCTCGGTGCAGCGCCGCGCCGTCAACGCGCAGCTCGCCAGTGGCGCCGGGCTAACTAGTGCGTTCTGGGCCGAGCAAGAAATCAAGCTCGCCTCGCGATTGCAATCCGCGCTGGCCAGCACCTACCAGCGAGCGCACCGCAGTTTCCGCTCGCAGTTCGATCTGGCCGGCGACTCGCAAGCCGCCGCGCAAGTCTGGGCTACCAACTACTCGAAAAACCTGGCCGGGTTACTGACGGTTCACACCAGCAATCTGCTGGCCAAGCCGACCGAAAACGATCTGCAAGTCCGCTCGCTATTCCAGCAGGCTTTCGGCCGCGGGCGGGCGCAGACGATCGCGATTACCGAAGTCACGCAAGCCTGGACCGATGCCGAAACGTCGCTGGCGATCCCGCTGGGGCTGAAGGCGATCTGGCGGGCGACCGGGAAGTCGTGCAGCGAGTGCCTGGAGCGAAATGCCAAGCCTTTTAAGGGCCGGGGGCCGCCCCTGCATCCCCGCTGCGATTGTTTCGTGCAGTGGCTGTGAAAAATTCCCGTGCGCGAACCGTTGACCGATCTTCGACACCACACCTAGCATCATCATGGCAAAAGAAAAGGAAATGTCGCCCGAAGACCGCTTGCGGGCAGCGATGGACCTGATTAAAGTCCTCGCCACTCCGCAACGCAAGCTGGCTGTAGCCGGCCAAGTCCGGGCGACCTTTCACTACAACTCGCGCGGCGAACTGTGCAAGGCGCAAGTTGAAGACGATCTGCAAATAACCTGATTCAGCCGCGGCGATCACCACCACTAAGCCCCGGTCGAACATTCGCGTTCGATACGGGGCTTTTCGTTTTAACTGTCGGAGAAAACACATGAACGCTCATGGCTCGATGTACATCACTGGCGGCTCGACGAACTTCAACGCTCGCGCCACCGGCCGCAAGGTGACTGGCTGGTCCGCCAATGCCGTCAGCCGTCATGGTCGCAATGACGTGGAAATCGATACGGCCAACAGCCGGCTCACCGCCAACACTCCCGGTCAGTACATCGTTTCCGCGCAGCTCACTGGCGAGCTGGACGACCTGTCGGGCACGTCGGGCGACGCCGCGGGCCAGGTGGGCATCGCGCTGGCCAAGAACGGCACGATCGTCACTGGCACCAAGGCACTGATGAACCACACGGCGGTCGACTTGCCGCAGAGCCTGTCGATCTGCAACTGGCCGCTGGAACTGGCCATCGACGATTACGTCGAACTGATGGTCATCGCTGTCGATGCTTCGGGCAACGACGTGACGGTCAAGGAGGCCCAGTTGTCGATGGTTAAGGTCAACTAACCGAGTTGGCCGCCGGGAGCGATTGGACTGAACGCTGGCCAGTAGGTGAGTCGCACAAATGAAGCTCGACATTGAAGCCATCCTGAAATCGCTCGGCGAGCGCGACGCGCTCTGGGGCATCGGCACGGCCGCTCGCGACATCGGCGGCCTGTTGCCATGCTTCGGCCAGGGCGAGAGCGCGCTGTGCCCGACCAAGATTTTTAATCTGGCGTCGGGCGATCTGTGGCAAAAGGAAATTGCCGAAGCTGCCTCGCGCCTCACTTGGGGCGATGAGGACATGCGGATCAAGTCGCTGCGCGACGGCAGCGACTTGCCGGATGGCGCGATCCTCATGTTCGACGGCATCCTGTCCTCGTCCAATCTGGACCGGGACGGCGATGTCCTGGAGTCGAAGGGTCTGGCGATTGACGTGGATATGCCGCTGTTATGGCACCACATCAAGCTCCAGCCGATCGGCCGGCACGTCAAACTGCTCGACCAGAACGACAAGTGGGTCAAGTGTCAGTTTGCCATTGCCGACACCGAGTTGGGCCGCGATGCCGCCGTGCTCACGCGGATGAAGGCGCTGCGGATGAGCCATGGATTTATCCCCAGCGACTTCGAGCCGCGCGGTTTCAAGAAAGGCTTGAACGGCCAGCAGATTCCCATCGGCTGGCACGTCAAAAAGGCCAACGTGTACGAGGGAACGCTGTGCTCGATCCCGGCCAACTCTGATGGCCGGGTGCTCGATGTTTACGCGGGTGAAGGCAGCGTTTGGGCCACGAAGGAATTCGACGGCCTGGCCACGGCTCACAGCCGCGGCATGCTGCAACACGAAATGGTCAAAGCCTGGGCGAAGAACATCTTCGACCAGCGACCGACACAAGTTTCCGGCGCGGACCTGGCTGGCAAGATGCTGGCCGATGACGACACGTCCGGTGGCACGGAGGCCACGCCGCCGGAAACGACCGCAACCGCCAAAAAGCGCCGCAAGAAAAAGAGGCCCGGCGGCTGTCCCGGCATGAAGCCAGACGGCACCTGCGATTGCAATAAAAACAAGAGCAGCGAAATCTCGCTGGAAACCAAGGGGAAGCTACGGGCAGTGGGCCAGTCGTTGATCGATCTGGCCAACTTCGATCCGTCCGAAGTGCCTGTTTACCGCAAGTCGCTCGACGCGCTGGTCGCCAAGTCGTCCGGCGAGCTGTCGACCAAAGGCATGTACGGCATCATGGATGACTATCTCGAAGGTTCCTTCGAGTGGGTCGCCCACAAACTGCGCCGGACGGCGGTGTCTCACTTATGCGCTAGCGGCGCAACCGATCTGCCGAGCTACGACGATGGGGCCAGCATGGTCGCCACGTTTGCTGACTCGGCGATCTTCTGCATCTACCACGGCGGCAAGCACGCCTGCTATCGCTCGTCGTGGGCGATGAACGATGCCGGTCTGCCGGCATGGACGGGAACACCCGAAGCGGTCGAAATCAAGCCCCAGGTTGTCACGAAGGCCCTGGCCAGCTTGGGCGCACCGCTCGCGCCGATCGCTTCGGACAGCCTGGAGCAACTGACTCGCAAAACTTGCGCGGCCCTGTTCATGGCCGACGAAGAGGCTGCCGCCCTGGCCGGCAGCGCTCTGCTCGATGCGATTAAAACCGTTGAACAGCAGCTTGAACCGCTGGAGCCGCTGCTGAATTAAAGAGCGTTTTTTGCCAACAGCTCGCGACCCTGTGAAAGTCGCGGTTCTTTCAAGGAGGTTTGAACGTGTTAAAGGTCACACCGCAACTGAAACAGCACATGGTCGCCAACTTCGGTCTGGCTGCCGACGCGGACGACGCTGCCGTGCGCGAGGCGGTCCAGACGGCGATTCTCGATGAGAAGCTGGAGCCGAAAAAGGTCAAGGAATTGACCGTCACCCCGAACGCGCAGGCCCGCGAGGAATTTTTCTCGGACCTGGACAAGCGGATGGAGGATCGATTCAGCAAGTTCGAGGAGAAGATGCTGACCACGATCACCAAGGCGCAGCCGGCCGGCGGCGACGGGGCCGATGCTTCGACCGGGCTGGGCCGCAAGGCTTACGCCATGGCCGGCAGCGCGCTGGGCGAGTACAACGACGAGGCTCGCGTGCGCGTCAAGTCGATCGTCGAGCGCTTCGACGATTCTCGCACCGGGGCGACCTGGGACATGTACCGCGGCCGCGACCAGATGTTCCGTAAGGAATTCTCCGGTCGCCCGGTGATGACCGGCGTGGGCATCGACGAGAACTGCGATATCGCGCCGCGCCGCCTGGACGTGCCCAGCGATCGCCAGAAGGCCATCGCCGGCGCCTGGTTCAAGCTGATGGTCAACAAGAGCTGCAACGCTCACCGTCAGGCCATTCCGCCCGCCATGCGGATGACCGAAGAGGACTGGCAGCTCTGCCAGTACGCGGTCCACGAATGCAAGTTCGTGGGTCCGGTCGGCGCGGACGACAAAGGCGAGGAAGCGCAGTTCTGGTCGAAGGGCAATCGCATTCACAACGAGCTGCATCGCAAGACGCTGCTCGATGACACGCTCTCCGGCGGTCTGGAAGCTGTGCCGATCGAGTTCGACGATCTGGTTATCTTCACGCCGCTGCTGACTGGCGAAATCTACCCGCTGGTCACGGTGCGAAACGTCACCCGGCGTCGCATCGAAGGTGTGTCGATCGGCAACCCGACGCTCTCCTGGGGCGTTTCGGAAGGCACGTCGATCGGCCTGTTCGACACCGACGCCTTTATTGCCGCGTTCGATACGAACATCCATCCGATCACCGGCGCGATCGAGTCCGGCCTGGACTTCGAGGCCGACAGCCCGGTCGCAATTGGCGATGCCTTGGTCGATCGCTATGGTGTTCGCTTCCAACAGGAGCTGGACAACGTAGTCACGAGTGGCAACGGCACCGATCGGCCGGAAGGCTTGTTTGTGTCGAGCGCCGTCACCACCACGACCAGCGAAAACGGCGCTGTTGGCCCGCCGGAAATCGACGATTACGAGGCGCTGCTGTTTGGCGTCAAGAAGGAGTTCCGCACCGAGGCAGGCCGTGCTCGTTCGGTATATATCACCAACGAGACGACCTACAGTCGCGCTCGTGGCATTCCGGTTGGCGCTTCGGACGCTCGCCGCGTGTTCGGCATGGACCACGAGAGCTACGAGCTGCTGGGCCATCCGCACAAGATCAACGAATCGATCGACAATGCGGACGCCGGTTTCTTCTGCATGAACCGTTATCGCATGTATCGGCGCAGCGGTTTCGGCATTCGCGTCGTCACCGAGGATGCCGATCTGGCTCGTCGCAACACCCGCATGATCATCTTGCGGGCGCGCTTCGGCGGTCAACTGGAACTGGGTGGCGCGGGCTACCGCATCACCGATATGCAGTCCTAATTCACCTGCCACTTCCGGCTGCGGGGTCTGGAAGTCGCTGCACAGGCTGGCGCCGGTTTTTCCATCGGCCGGCGCCAGCCGTTTTTCAACTCACTCGACCATGAATCAAGCAAACGAGAATCTGATCCGAATCTGGCTGCTGGGGGCGTCGGCCATCAGCATCAAGAAGTTCTCCGAGGCTGCGAATGCTCGCGCCATCGAACTTGGTATCGTCCCAGCCGCCGAGCCGTGGCGAGCGCGCGACAACGATCCGGGCAACGTCAACGTCAATGAGCGTGGCTTGATCGATTGGGTCTGGGCCATCGAATTGCCGGTTCCGGTGCCCGAAGGCGACACGACCAAACAAGGCGACCGCGAGCGTCGACTGAATAAGCTGCGGCAAAAAAACGTCGACATCCTGGCGAAGTGCTTGGCGACGCTTCGGGCCAGGAGCTTCTGATCCACCTATTTTGCTTCTGTTTTCCATCTGGGGGTTTCACGCATGAAAGTTGTGATCGAGATTGCCGGTCCTCGCAATGAAAGCCACACGTTCAAGCCGCTCATGCGGCGGTTGCGTGGCCGCTGGGACACCGCCAACGTGGCGCAAAAGGACAAGGCGGAATCACTCAAGGCGATTTCGACAGTCCATTTCATTCCAGGCATTCATATCAGCCTGGATGTCGACAAGAAAACAGGCGTGGTCTTTGACCCGCTGGCCGAGCCCAAGGACGGCGGCACGCCGGAGGGGCACGCGATCTGGGAGAAGATCAAGCCGATCATGTCTCAGTATCCGTCGTTCTTTTCGCCCACCAAGCCCTGGCCGCAGTCGGTCAAGGAAAACATGAGCCAGGACGAAATCAAGACCTGGCTGTACGAGATGGCGCGCACGGTCGAGGCTGGCTATGCCCGCGTCGTTAGCGGCGAACTGATGTCATCGGAGGAGGCCCGCAAGCTGCCTGGCAAGCGACGCAAGGGCGCGCTGGGAAAGCTGCACAAGCCTGAAGATCAGCGCTGGACCGACCGCGTTGAAGTTCCTGCCACGACCACCAGGAAAGAGCCGGCCGGTTCTGGCGGCGGAAAGTGATTCAAGAGCAGTCGCGAGTGTGTGAAGCCCCCACTCGCAGCCCGCACGTCGACCGCGCCTGGAAGACGTGCGGGCAGCTAACAGTCGATGGAGTGATCGTCATGGAGAATCAGCAACCCAGGCGACCTTGCGAGTCCTGTGGCGGCAAGGGGAAGCTGATTTACAAGTCGCAAGTCGATCCAAGCAAAAAGGTCGAGGCGACCTGCCCGGCGTGCAGTGGGACCGGGAGGCAATCACTCATCTGCAAATAGGACTGCCGTGTCACCTGAAACCAACAGCATGTCGCTCGCGAAAGCCGTCGATCACATGGCCGACGGCGACTTGCTGCTGTTTCGTGGCTACGGAGTCTTCTCGTTCTCCAAGCTGATTCGCACAGCCAGCCGCTCGATCTACAGCCACGCGGCCATGTATTGCGTCTGGAACGGCATCCCCGCGGTGATGGAAATGTGCGAAGGCGTTGGCGGCCGCTGCGTCAGCTTGCGGAGCCAAGTCAAAGATCACCCTGGCCGCTGGGACGTGTATCGCGTCCGACAGGAATTCGAAGACCAATACGACCGCGCGGGCGCAGTGCGGCACATGTTCACTCACTCCGTTGGCGAGCCCTACGGATGGACCGCAATCTACTCAGCCGCGCTGCTGCATCTGCCGTTTGTCCGGCTGTTCATCAAGCCGGAAATGGATGACATCGGCGACCCCTCGTGGCTGCCGAAATTCTGCTCATTCGCCGTCAGCACGTCCGCCCGACTGGGCGGCAAAATCGACCCCGTTCCCAACATTTCCGACCGCATTACAGAGCCGGGCGACCTGTCCCACAGCATGCTCTGGAGATATGCGTTCACCCTCGATGGAGTTGACTGAAATGGCTCGTTATATCGCTGGAGCGATGTACTTTGTTTTCGCCGGCATCTGGATTGGATTGATGATTGCCGCTTCGATCCAGGCTTCCAACGAAGTCAAGTGGCAGCCCGTCACCGGGTTCACGATCGCGCCGCTCTCTCCGGCCTGGCCGGGTGCGGCGTTCCGCACTGGCAACATGTATCGCTGGGAATACAACAGCCGCGGAGAACTGCGGTACACCTATCTGGGCAAGTCCAATACTGAGCTGACCGTTCACTCGACCGAACCAATCACCCTGGAGGCCGAGCCGCGAATTCACCAGGACGGCGGCGGCGGGGCCTGCCTTTGCGTCGTGTCATGCGACTGTCAGAAGCCATGTCGCTGCACCGAGCGAAAAACCACTGGCCAAAAGCTAGGCGAAAAAAGCGTAGTCGAACTACAAAACTAGCGGCTTTTTGGCGGGCAACAGGACTTTTCAGCGAGTTTTCGACATGGATCGACTTACCAGCATCATCAACGGCCTTCACTGGAGCGCGATTGCCTACGAGACGTGCCGCTTTGTCGGTCGCCTGCTTTTCGTGCTCGTTGTCGCTGGCTGTACCATCAAGACGGGAGAGCCCCTGGCGATGACTCGCAGGCCAGGCGTCAATCTCACGCCGCCCAGCGTGGCGCCGCCGCCAGCCCCACTCCCAAACCAACTGCCCAACTGGAACGACCCGCTCGACATCCATGTCGACGATCCAGTGACAGAGCTGGAAATCCGGCTCGGCATTCGATTGCGCAGCCGAAACAACTGCCTTTATCTGTTTAGCGACCAGAAGCTCACGGCCGCCGCCGACCAGTTTGCCAAATGGATGGCCAGCACTGGCAGGCTCGGACACCAAGGCCAAGGCGGAAGTTGGCCTGCCGATCGCGTGCGCGCCGCTGGCTATCCGGCAAGCAAGGTTGGTGAAGTCGTAGCCGGCGATTTCGAGACACCAATCAGCGTTATCAATGGCTGGCTGCAATCACCTGGCCATAAGGCGACTATCCTCGACCCTGAGTTCACTCAATTCGGCTGTGCGATGGCAGAGGATACTCGTGGCCGAAAATGTTGGGTTGTAGTGCTCGCGAGGCCAGCGAACCGCCCAGAACCAAGCCCTTGAAACCGAGGATGTGAGTCGCCAGTTCGGCGATAGAGCGCGATGGAACGAGACACAAGCAACCTGATGATCGTACTGGTCCTGGCGGCTGTCGCCTGTCTGTTTGTTTGTCAGGGTCGCGGCTGCAAGGCCACGCACCAGCACGGCCACGACCACCACCACCACTACGACGCCCAGCGGCACGATCACTACATCCACTTTCAAGTGCCGTGGAAAAAGGATCGCGACAAATGAAACAAATGATCGCTGCGATGATGGTCTTGCTTGCCGTTGGTGGCTGCACGGTTCGCACTCCTGGAGCCCAGCAATGCGGCCCTGACGGCTGTTGCCCGGACGGCCAGTGCCCAGCGCCAGCCATCAATTACCAGCGACCGCAACCGCCCTTTTCACCGGATACGACGCCGGTGCCGGGTCCAATCAAGGAGGATTGTCCATGAAGCCACTCGCCACGCTGGCGATCATTGCGATCGTTTTCGCTGCCGGCTGCACGATTCGCACCGGCTCTGGTCCGCTGGCCTATAGCGACGCCGCCTACGTCAATTCGCCTGGCACCTGCTACGGCGACTATCCGTGGACTGGCGTGCCGCCGGTCGATCTGCCCTACGAGCTGCGGATGAAGAACTATTCCGGCGGCTCGTGTGTCCACGCCAGCACTGAAATGATCATGCGCTGGCAGGGCATGGAAGACTTGGCCGCCTGGTGGCGCGAGACGTATCACGGCGGCGAGTCATCTGGCGGACTGATCAATAAGTGCGAGAAAGCGGGGTTGCGATTCGCCTACACGACTGAGGGCGACGTTGGTTTTCTCGATTGGTGCAGCAGGACTAAACGCGGGGCGACGATTTTCTACAAGCCAAGTCATTCGATCTGCTTCTTCGGTTGGACCGAAGACGGACGCCAAGCGATTTTGCTGGACAACAATCACATTAAGGAGCACGAGTACGTCGACCGCGAGACGTTCATCAGTAAATGGAAAGGATTCGGGGGCTTCGCGCTGACACCCGTTTACTCTCCCGCACCGCCCAGGCCATGGCTGTAGACGCCAGGCCGGCAATGTCCATCTTCAACTGTGGAGGGAATCACATGAAAGTATCGTTCACTCACGCGGCGATCGCCACGCTATGCGTGACCGTATCGCTGTTCTTGGTCCGCGACTACCAGCAGAACAACGACGCCCAAGCAGCCAGCCAGATTCAACAGCAGCAGCCGCGGCAGCAATTGCAATTGCCTGCGCTCGATCTGCCCGCCAATAGCCTGATTTCCGATCGCGTCATCGAACTGCCCGAAGACGGCCAGTCGTACTACCTGACTGTCTTCACCAACACCAATCCGACGCCGCAAGAGCGTGTGATGCTGAGCTGGTTCCAAAGCGATACGTCGCTGGCCAGTCTTAAAGCGCAGACGCATTGGAACCACTACACTCCGGCACTGGCCATGTACCGCACGCGGTTTGCCTCTGCGGTCCCTGAAAATCAGTTTCCAGCCATCATGCTGCAAGGCCCGGACCAGTACGGCAACCATGGCAAGGTGGTTTTCAAGTGCGCGTCGCACAATATCCCTGATTCGCCGCAAGCCCTGGTGGCCATGATTCGCAACGCGCTCGGCCGACCCTGCCCGCGGCCTGACCCGGCGCCAACGCCGACGCCGGAGCCGAATCCAAATCCGAATCCTATTCCAGTCATCCCGGACATCGGACCACAGCCGCTGGCACCGACGCCGCCGGCCGAAGAGCCAACCAACGTGCTCGGCTTGGCGGCGATTGCCTCGCTGATCACGGCAGCTATTGCCGCCTATCTGGAAACCAAAAACCGCGTGAAGATGTAACCGCTCTGGCGGTTGATCGCGGCAGATACACCTGACACCACTGGAGAGAAATCACATGAATCCTTTTCTGCTTGCTGACATTGCGGTCACTCCGCAAGACGGCGTGATGGTTGCCCTGGCGGTCGCCTGTACGTTCCTGGTCGTCAAGATGCTGTTCCGCGTCGATGACAAGATCGAGGAGCGCCGCAAGGCCGGCATGGACCTGTTCGAAGTGCTCACCAACTGGGGGTTCGTTCGCACGCCCGAATTCGTCCGCAACTATGTTGTTGGCGATTACAGCGGCATGCTGCACGAGCTTCGCTCGGCCGTGAAAGCGTTCGCCAATAAGGAAAACGTCGTCCGCGAGCTGCAAGGCGTCTTCAAGAAAATGCTGGCCTATCTGGCGAAGGATAACGAGCTGCGGCCCTGGCTGTTGACCCAGCTCAAAGACAACGGCTTTGTGCCCGCGCCGGAGCCGCCATTGGCAGAGCCAGTTGCGGCCGTAACGCCTGCGCCGGCAACCAAGTAGCGCCAGAGTTTGCTTGACATTGCCGATCAGCTTGACCAGCCAGCCAGGGATTCCGGTTTGGCACGCCTCGCGGCGGGGAGGGGACGCCTGGTCAAGTTCGATCGGCTCTTTGCCAGGAGGGCAGCGAAGTGACTTCCAGCAACGGCAAATTAAAACTTGGCGCTGCGGAGTGGATTACGCTGGCCTCGCTGGCAATGACTCCCGCTGGTGGGTTCGCCTGGTGGGGGCTCAATATGCAAACGCGCATCGCCGTTACTGAGAACACGATGTCTCAGATGGCGGTTGTGCTCACCAAGCTGGAAACGAAAACGGATATTTTGGCTCGGATTGAAGTTCAGCAAGCCGGCATGATCGAGCGGCAGAGTGCCCTCGAAAGCCGCATCGAGCGCATTGAGCACGACGTTCAGCAACTGGCTCGCAACAGGTCGTCCGGCACCAACTAACAGCCCATGCTCACCCCCTCACCACTTTGCAGAATATCAAGTTTCCCTGCCTTTCGTGAGACATAACCCATGCCTGGTTCCCCCGCAGTTTGGTATCAGACCGCCGATGGCATTCGTCCGTTCGCCGATGGGCAGACGATCTACGGGTCGCCGGCAGCGGGCGGCAACATGGTCATGGCAAGCAATCCGACAGGCACGCCGGGGAAGATTGTCGCCGCAGATCCAATTTCATCCGCTATCCCAGCATCCGGCGCAGGCAATTCGCTGTACCTCGAAACGACTTCTGCGACCTCTGGAATGCAGATGTAGGGGGCACCAATGGCAATTACCTTCATTCCTAGCAGGCTGTCGCAATTCAGCGACTACTCCACGGTAGCGCTGTTGGCGGGCCGCGCTGGCGGGCAGACGCTGATTGGCGGCACGGCGAGTGGCGAGGATCTGACGCTACGCGGCACGTCTCACGCCACAGCAGGCGATGTGATTTCGCTGGGGACGTTCATCGCGCGGCAGATTGGCGGGGTAGCCGGCACGGATGAAGTGCAGATCAGCCACGATGGAACTAGAGGGCTAGTCACTAGCGAGTCCGGTTATTTAAACATTGCAGCCACAGGCATTAGGCTTGTAACGAATATCGGGGGCGGTGGTGCTGATCTTGTTATTGGGTCCGCTTCTACAAGAGATGGGGTGGTGACTGGTATATGGGAAGTGAATGGGTCAGGTTGGATTCGCGGACCAGAGAGCGGGATGTTTGCTTGGGGAGGCATCATCGGAGCCACTTTCCCTGACACTGCCATTGCCCGCAACGCCGCTGGTGTGGTCGAAATCAACAACGGCACGGCCGGCAGCGTCCGCGACCTGATGCTGCGGTCCCTACTCGGCAAGCCGGGCTCCGGCAGCAACGCGGCAGGCTCGAATCTCGTCCTAGCCCCTGGCCAGTCCACCGGCAACGCCACGCCTGCCAGCGTGATCTTGCAATCGACGGTTGCGGGTGCGAGCGGGTCAACGGCGCAGACGCTAATCGACATATTGACGGTGCAGAACGGGCGCGTTGCCATCGGCAGCGTGACACCACTGTCGCCACTGCATCTCAAGATGGATGCGGTCGGCTCTCCGTACTTTGCACAAGTCATTATTGAACCAGTATCTGGCGAAAGCGACGCCGTCGTCTATCTGAAAACGACGCGGGGCAGTGACCGCGAATGGTTTTTCGGAGCAGGCACGGGCGGCGCTGGCGACAGCGGCAAGTTCCGCGTCTTTGACATCACGGCCGGCGCAGACCGCCTGAACATCGACCACGACGGACGGGTTATTATCGGCGACACAAGCGGTACGGCACTACTAGACATCAACAGCGACGTGCTGCGGCTGCGAACCGCCAAGACGCCAGCCAGTGCATCGGCAACTGGCAACGCCGGTGACATTTGCTGGGACAGCGGATTCATCTACGTCTGCACGGCAACGGACACATGGAAGCGGGTGCCAATCGCATCTTGGTAACAAAACAGTCGCGGGCCGTGCGTGAACACGACCCGCTAAACCGACCGCACGGCACAGAGTCGATCACGACAGTAACGTAACCAACAACCAACAGGAGAACGAAAATGAGCGCACATCGACAAGCAGACCGCCAAGCCATCTTGCCACAACTGGCGAAATTTGCGCAGCAGCAAGTGGAACTGGCAGCCAACGCGCAAATCGCGCTGGGCAAGCTGGAACTCTGGAGCGGTGTCCAACTGGACGACTTTGGCGACGGCGAGGACGCACAGGCCAAGCTAGACGAAACGCTGGCAGCCGTGGCGGCGGCGAAGCAGTTGTTGAGCGTGCTGGACAGGCCGGTTATTGGCTTCGAGCCGCTGACCGTAAAGCAGGCGCTGTTGCGGGTGGCGAAGTAGGAACTTTTACCTGGGGCAGACAACCAGGAGAGAACACATGTTAAAAATCGAAGGCAATTCCGTGATGCTGAATCTTTCGCCGTCGTCTGGTGGTTTGAAACTTTGCAGCACGCCACAGACCGCCAATCTGATGCCAGCTGGTGACTTGCCGTTGTCCGACCCATCGTTCACGAACGACGTGCCGAGCATTGTTATCCGCTCAACGACCGCGCCTTTTCAGTCCAGTATTACACAGCAGGAGCCAGTGCAATTCGAGGCAGCGAAGATGCTGCAAAAGCAACAGGACGAAATCGACCAACTGAAACGTCGGGTTGCAGCACTGGAAGCGAAGTTGGAGGAAGGCGGCGACTACTAAATGACCGACGAACCAACCCCCCAACCCACTCCCGACGAACGCCGCAAGAAGCTGGTGGACGAGCAGCGCGCCGCCATCGAGCGGGAGATTGAGTTATTGACGAAGCAGCAGCATCACCGCGAAGTGACGCTAGTGCAGCAGCAGCAGGAGTTGCAAACCATCGCGGCGAGAATCGAAGAACTGAAATCAACGCTGGTCGAGTGGACCGTGAAGGACTGACATGGCCAAACTACGATTTTGGGCGCGGCAGTTGACCGGCACCAATCTTTACGCGCACATCACTAACACGTCGGCCGAAATCTGGAACGGCACAGCCTACGAGGCTGTCGTTGCTGCCAATATCGCCACCTATGCCATTACGCTCACGGAGCACGACGGATTCGGACTGTTT